TACGCCTGCGTGTCGCGGCGGGTAAGCACATTATGCTCTGGTACATGATGCACAGCCTCCCGACCTCCGCGCCGCAGGACAGACTCGCGTTCGTGAAACTGCTTGCGGACCTTCCGCCAGAGGCAACACTGCGCCTTAACTTCACTCCCTTTCAGAAGCAGCCGCACACACCAATGGCATACGCGGCTGCGACATTCGACTCAGCCGAGGCGGAGTTCCCCAAGCGCCTGCGCAAGGAGTGCGTGACGGACGCGAAGAAGGTCATCTTCGTCGGGAAAGGTCCAGTAAAACACTACGTGGACACGCTGGCCGCCTGCGGAACACGCAGTATATCTGACCTCTTTTTGACATACGGGGAAGCGCCACTTGGATGGACTGAGGCGAAGCTGAGAAGCGCGGCGCAGGCATACGGCAACGACCTCGGGGATATATGCGGGGAGTGGCCGGATACGGTTTGCCTTCCGTGGGGCTACATAGACATGGGCCAAGGCGATCCGAAAGACCGTTACGAACGGAAGATTAAGCCCGCTTTGTCCGCATGAGCTTGTCGGCCTTCGCCTGTCGCAGGTGCCTTGTGTGGTCCGTCCCAGGGGCGGGAATGCTGTCAAGTCCACCCGGAGTTGCGCCGGAGGGCGCGTGAGACACCATGCCTAGAAAGAGCCTAGAAAAGGCAGTTGAGGACGGGGAATGGATCGGCCTCGCGTGGCTAGCATGGTGCGCGGGAGAACGAAACCTCGCCGCCCTTGGCCGACAGTTCAACAAGCGCCCCGAAACCGTCAAGGCCAACCTTCTCAAGTACAGCCGGGCGCGGGCCGCAGAAGTCAGCGACGTTGACCCCACCGCCGAGTACCTGGACGGCCTGCAGCATGACCTCCGGGAGGCCCTGCGCACATACCGCGACGCTGAGAACCCGAATGCGAAGGTAGGGGCGCTGAAGCACGCCACCGCCTGCAGGGAGAAGCTCGCGGCGGCGAAGGGCGTGGTGACAGAGCGGAAGTCCGTCGCTGTCGGCCAGGACCCGGTCCTCGCGCCAGTGCAGGTTGAATCCACTCTCGCGGTCCTGTCAGACCCGCGCGCTTGCGAACTCGCGAACGCCCTAATCGCGCACATCTCCGGGGGAGACGAGCAGATCGCCGATGAAACCAGCGGACCTGACGCCACAACAGAAAGCTGAGTACGGCAACCTGTCGCCTGCGGGGCTTGCGTGGATACTGAGTGACGGGCGCTGGCACTGCGCCAAGCACCTAGAGCTTCTGAGCAACCAGCTTATGCACCTCGCCGCAGGGCGCATTCGGCGGCTCGCAGTGTTCATGCCACCCCGGCACGGGAAAAGCCAACTCTGCTCCCGCTACTTCCCGGCGTGGTTCCTCGGACGAAACCCGAACCTGCGCATCATCCAGGCAGGCTACGGGAACAGCTTCGCGGCTACATGGGGGCGGCATACCCGCAACGCCATCGACCAAGCGAAGCAACTTGGCATCTTCGGCGTCGGTGTGGACCCTGCGAAGAGCAGCGCGGATGAGTGGGAGATCGCGGGGCATGATGGCGGCATGTACTGCGTGGGGATCGGCGGCGGCGTCACAGGGCGCGGCGCGGACCTGCTGACCATTGACGACCCTACTAAGTCGCGTGAAGAAGCCGACAGTGTTACCTACCGGGAGAAGACATGGGAGTGGTACACAGACGACCTGTACACGCGCCTGCATCCTGGGGCGCGCATTCTGCTTGTGGCTACCCGCTGGCATGTAGACGACCTGCCGGGCCGCATTCTGCACGCGGACACCGACCGGGGCGACTGGACTGTCATCAACCTTCCGGCGTTCGCTGAGGATGGCGACGCCCTAGGGCGTTCGCCAGGCGAACCACTTTGGCCGCAACGCTTCGGCGCGGCGGACCTCGAAGATAGACGCCGGACACTCGGCACATACGGGTTCGCGAGCCTTTACCAGCAGCGCCCATCGCCCAGAGAGGGCGGCATGTTCAAACGCCATTGGTTCCAGATCGTGGACGCTGCGCCGATGCAGGGAGAGCGGGCGCGGGGATGGGACCTTGCGGGCACGGAAGGCGGCGGCGACTGGACCGTCGGTGTGCGCGGCGTGCGGAATGGACGCTACTACATCGAGGACGTGCGCCGAGACCAACTGAGCCCAGCAGGCGTGCGAGACCTTCTGCAAGCCACCGCCCAGCAGGATGGGCTCGACGTCAAGCAGTCCTTGCCGCAGGACCCTGGGCAGGCAGGCAAAGCGCAGGTGCAGGAGTTCGCGAAGTTGCTTGCGGGACTGCGGATACACACCTCGCCGGAGAGTGGCCCGAAGCATCTACGGGCGGAAGCATTCGCGGCGCAGTGTGAGGCGGGCAACGTGGCGCTTGTCCGTGGCCCCTGGAACGAGGCCTTCATCGACGAGTTCACGCACTACAACCCGGACGTGCGAGACCAGGTTGACGACCAGATAGATGCCACCAGCCGGTGGTTCACGGCAGTTACGGAAGACGTTGAGATCGAAGAGACGCGCACAGTAGACCTTGCGGACATCATGCCGGGGTACGCCCCGGAGAGGCTAGGCATAGCATGAGGCTACCGTGGCAACGGGACAAAAAAGCGGAACAACTGCAACGCAGGGCCGATGCCGCCTTTGCGCGCGTGGTCGAGACCGTCGCCACACAGACGGCCCAGGACCTTGCCGACGAGGATGCGAGTTGGCGCAAGATCGCGGCGGGCAATGGCTCGGAAGACCTCAACCAGCAGCAGCGAGAAGACGCCTGCGCCAAGTGCTTGTCGGTGTGGCAGCGGGACCCCGGCCTTGCGCGAGCCGCCGACCTGCTTTGCGCCGGCACATTCGGCCAGGGGATCGCGGCACCCAAGGCAGTAGACAGCCGAGTGCAGGCCGTCGTTGACCGATTCTGGGAAGACGAGGACAATCAGCTATACCTCTGTGGGCGCGAAGCGCGGTCTGTCGCAAACGTGCATCTCATGGTGTACGGGGAGGTCTTCTACACGGTTCACGTGAACCCGGCGACCTCCGAGGTGAAGGTCGGGCGCTTGCCTGCGTCCGAAATTACGGAAGTAATCACGCACCCGGAGAGTGACCGTCGGCCCGTCCTGTACCAGCGAAAATTGCGGCCCCTGGAGTTCGATTTCACGACGGGCTCTTACCGCAGCGCGGTCAGCCTGCAGACGTGGTACTACCGCGACGTGGGCTACATGGATGATGCAAAGCTCGCTGAAGACGACGCGGCGGCGGCCATGATCGGCGCAGCCCCAAACCTGCAGGAACAGGTCTACGTCTACCACTTGAAGACAAACACCATCGGCAAGCGCGGGGTCCCGGAGTTCCTGCGGGCATACGACTGGGTAAAGGCGCACCACAGGGCGCTATCGGACCTCGCGACCTGGACGAAGGCAGCCGCCATGTTCGCGTGGCAGATGAAGATGAAGACGAAGAGCCAAGCGGCTTTGACGAACGCCGCCAAGCAGTTCCGGGAGCCAGTGCCCGGCACCGGAGCGGTGGCGGTCCACAATGAAGGCGTGGACCTGTCTGCCATCGACCAGCCAAGTGGCAGCGGCAACCTCGCTACTGCGGTGCGGGCCATGCACCTGGAAAGCATCCGCGCGTTCCCGTTCGGGGAGCACTTCTACGCAGATGCAAGCACCGGCAACCTCGCGACTTCGCAGGCTATGGAACTGCCCGCTATCTGGGGCATCAGCTACCGGCAGGAGTTGTTCCGCGAGGTGTACTTGGCGCTGCTCGGGATCGCGATTGAGCGGGCTGTGCAGATGCAGGACTATCCGAACCGGCGCATTCCGCAGAGCGTTGACAGGTACGTGGATGTGGACTTCCCGCCTGCGAAGCCTGAGCAGGTTGCGGAACGGGCGCAGGCTATCGTCGCACTTGCGCCATTCATCGACGAGCAGGAGGCTGCGGCGCAGGCGTATAACGCCCTTGGAAGCAACGATGTGGCGCAACTCATGGAGCGCCAGTTCCCCAAGGAGACGAAGCTGGACGGCGAGACGGCGGAGGTTGACGGCGCGGATGTCGAGCCTACTGCGGCCCTGTCTGAGCCTGAGCTTGTGCGCGAAGCGGTGGTGACGGCCCCTTTTCAGATTGGGGGCCAGGGGAACGGATAGAGCGCGACTTCGCGGCTGAGTACCAGGTGCGCGTCATCAATGCGTGGCACCGGCGCGTTGAAGCGTGGTTGCGGTCGCTCGGCGACGCGGCCCCGAACCAGGGCGACTTGACGCGGCAGATACTCGGGAACGTGAAACCAGACGAGCGGCTGATAGGGAGCCTGCTGCAGGCGCATTACAAGGCCGTCGGCGACCTCGCAGGCGAGCTTGCGACGCGGCGCGTGATCGACGCCATGATGGGCCGATTGCGGGTAGGAGAGGCGTTCGGGGATGTAGGTGGCGCGACACCACCGCCGAAGGGCGAGGCTTTCACGCTGCCCTGGAGCACGCCGTCCAGTAGGTACGACAAGCGGAAGGCGGCAGGTCTCGGGCCGCGCACTGGCGTAGGCGCGCCGAACCAAGACGGGCGCACAACACTGCAGGAGCGCCTCGCGCGCGGCGAGGAATGGAACGCGACCCTCGGGCGGCTCGGCTTCAACCTACGTGATCCACAGATACTTGCCGAACTGTACCGGCGGGGCACGCTCATCAAGGGCGACGTGTCGCGAACCATGCTCGAAGACCTGCGGGATGTACTGGCCCAGCAGTTCTACAAAGAGGGCCAGTCACCTGCGCAGGTCGCGAAGGACATCCACCGCATTTTCCCGATGACCTACTGGGGGCGTGCGGAGACGATTGCCCGAACAGAGACGGGCTTCGCGCAGCAGGTGGTGCAACAGGCGTGCTTCACGCGGGATGGCGTGCCGCAGAAGGAGTGGCACGCGAGTATGCGCAATACCCGCGACACGCACAGGTCAGCCCACGGGCAGATACAGGCGACGGATCGCCCGTTCTTCGTCGGTGGCGTCTACATGATGCACCCGTGCGAGCCTGGGGCACCGGCACGCGAAATCGTGAACTGCAACTGCGATAGTTTGCCCGTGTTCCCTGCGGATGTAGTCACCATGCCGCAGAAGCCGTGGTTAGGAGAGGCGAGGTCTGATGTCTGATGAGCGCAAGGCCGTCCGCGCATTCGGGAAGCTGAAGGTCGCCTGCAAGCCCTGCGAGGAGCGGCGCGAGCGCAAGCGACAGGAGTGGATCGCGAGGGAGCGGGCGGCGCAGATGGCGGAGGATACGGCTCACGGTATGGGCCACCACAAGTGCGAACTATGCGGTAAGTCAAAGGGACCTGCGGACGCGCTTTGCGCCAGGTGCCGACGAAACGAGGTGACGTGACATGCCAGAGCTTGACCCCGCCCCGCAGAAGGGGCACCGCGAGCGGGTCACGGAGTTGTTCTCAGTATCGGACATCGGCCCCGCTGATAGCGAGGGTGACTACCGCATTCGGTTCGTGACGCATGGGCTGACCAGCGATGGGAAGCGGTACTATCCGAAACGCGCGAGCGAGCAGGCCGTGCGCGATAAGGTCTACGACAACGCGAAAATGTACCTGAACCATACGAGCCCAGCGGACAACGCGCGAGGTCATCGCGACGTTCGTGATTGGGCAGCGACCATCAAGCCGGGGTCCGTGCGTGCGACTGAAGACGGCCTCGAAGCTGTGGCCCATGCCCACCTTCCGGCCGCGAGGGCGTTCCTAGACGATCCTGTCGCTAAGGCAGCCGTTGGGCTTTCGCATGATACCTACGTGAAGGTCTCGAAGTCCCGCATCAATGGGGCTGACGTGCAAGTCGTTGAGAGCATAGACAGTTGCCTGAGCGTGGACTTCGTTCCTTCAGGCAACGCATACGGGCGCGTCCTAGAGACCGCCACCGATGAGGAGTTGATCGACGAGATGGAACTGACACAAGTGCAGGAGAAGCTGGACAGCCTCGCCGGTGCGGTCGATACGCTGACGAGCGAGGTCAAGCGGATCACGGAGGCACAGGCCGCGCAGGCTGCGCCGCCCGCGCCGCCCGCCGAAGACACGAAGCCGGAGAATGAAACGCCGCAAGTGGACGTGGACGCCCGTGTGCAGGAAGCGGTCAACGCTGCGACCGCTGCGCAGAGCGAGCGCATCAAGGTCCTCGAAGACGAGAAGGCCGCGAACACCTGTCTGGCGTTGGTGCGCGAAGCCGTAGATGCCCGCACGGACCTGACGGAGATCAGTAAGGCGCGCGTGGTGCAGACGTTTGCCGGGCAGATCATCGCCCCGGATCAGATCGTCGCCCGCGTGACAGAAGCCTGTGACCGTGAACGGCAGTATGCGTTGGACCTGTTGACCGAGGCCGGGGTGCGCACCCAGGTCAAGGGCATCGGGGCGACGAACAGTGGCGAGATGACCCGCGCGGTAGAGAGCTACAATGAGAACCTGCGCGCCAGCATGGTCGCCCAGGGCTACTCGCAGCAGGAGATCGAGAAGCTGCTTGCGGCCAGGTAGCAAGCGACGTTAGCAGCAAGCGGACAACCGAATGCCGTTGACGCAAGCGACGCAAGCGACGACTAGCTGACAACCACGCGCTGCCGTGCCTGCCTGACAGGTGCGGCTTTTGCGCTACTAGGCGGTGAGATCATGCCTGACATCTATGCCCTTGACGGCAAGGCCGAGTGCTGCAGCGAAGGCGGCGGGCGGCATTGGGACCTGTCTGTGACGGCAGGTACCCTTGACGCGGTGAACTCCGGCGACGCCATCATGTTCGGCGACATCACGGGGATCGCGCTGACTGACTACGACACAGAGCAGGACAGTGTTGTAGTAGACATCGCAGGGTGCCACGAGCTTGATGTGACGGCGAAGGACCAGGACGGCGGGAACCTCGCGGTCGAGGTGGGCACGCTGATTGTGTTCGACTACTCCGCGAAGCTGTTCAAGCCGTATGACAGGACGCACCACGCCGCAGAGGACACCGGCGTTGGGATCGCAATGGCCGCCATCGAGGCCGGGGCCAGTGCGACCATCTGCGTCAAGCTGCATCCGTTCCCGCTCACCACAACCGACTAGTCAATCCCCTCACGAGAGGAGGCAATCCACATGGAAACACGAGTGCTTGAGATGTTGGACAACGAGCCCGGTCTGGCTGGAGGAGATTTCATCAGCCTGAACCGTGTTGCCGAGGCGCGGCGCAGTGCTGTCCGCAATGGCAGCGTGCGCGTTACTGAGGTGCAGACGACCTCGGACTTCAGTTACCTCGCTGACACGATGGACCGTGCCCTGATGGTGTCCTACATGGACCAGACCATCCCGGTGTCCTATGACCGGATCGGCTACAAGCGCAACACGGCGGAGCTTGCCCGCGCTGGTGGCAAGGGCCGTGGGCGCGACTACCAGATCAACGCGGGGCGTCTCATCCCGCAGGTCCACGAGAAGGGCGAGTACCTGCCCATCGACGCCACTGACACGTACTACGAGATGCTGACCCACAAGTACGGCTGCCAGTGGGACTTGTCCTTCGAGGCATACCTGTCTGACAACCGGGACCTCGGGCTGCTTCGCAGCTACCCGCAGTCGTGGGGTCTGTCCGCGCGGTACACGCAGGAGTATGTGTTCACGGCGACATGGGCTGCCCACGCGACGTTCTTCTCGGACGCGCGCGGCAACCTGAACAACGACGCTGGCGGCGCGCTCACTGGCACCACGCTGGCGGCAGGCATTGCGGCTATCCGCAACCAGACCGACCCTTCTGGCAACGTTGCGCCTTACGCGGGGCCGCTGTTCTTGGTGGTTCCGCCTGCCCTGACGCTGACTGCGCAGACGCTTGTGGCGAGTTCGGCGGTCATCACAGGTGCGAACGTCACGATCCCTGCCGACAATCCGGTGCAGGGCGCGGCCACGGTCATTACCAACCCGTTCCTGCCTGTGCTGGATGACACGTATGGCGACACAGGCTGGTATCTGTTCGCCGACCCGCGCATCCGCCCGGCTGTGCGCTACGGCTTCCTCAATGGCTACGAGCAGCCCGAGATTTTCGTGCAGGCTGCCCAGGCACAGAGGCTTCTCGGCGGAGGGTCTGACCCATTCGATGGGACCTTCCTGACTGATGATATCGCCTTCAAGCTGCGCTTCTTCTTCGGCGCAGACCTGCTTGACTACCGGGGCGCGTATTGGTCCCAGGGCAGGGCGTAGACGAGACCGCGAACAGGGTGGCTCCCGGAAGGCGCCTTCTGGGGGCCACCTACGAACGCCGACAGAATTGGAGCGCGTCATGGCACAAAGCTACACATACGACCTGAGTACAGTAGTCGGCCAGATGCGCCTACTCGCTCAGGATACGGCTGGCATTGACGACTACACCGCGAGCTTCTGCGACGAGGAGATCGCGTGGGCGTATGCGCAGGAAGGTAACTCGCTGTACGCCGGGTCCGCCCTGTTGCTCGAAATGCTTGCACGAGACCGCAGCCGCTTGGCCGTGCGCGTAAGCCGGGGCCCTGTGAGCGAAGACCTCACGCAGGTGGCTGACAACCTGCGGAAGGACGCGGCACTGCTCAGGGCGCAGGCGGAGGAGCAGGACGGCACAGGCGCTCTCATGGCTATCATCAGCCCGAGTTACGAACGCTTCTCGCGGCAGACGAACATCGACATGGGGCGGCATGGGAACGGCCCGCTGGACTATAACGGCATGGTTGACGACGTGGTGACGCCGGGATGAACCAGTCCTCTGTCGGTAGCATGTTGGTTGACCTCTTCGATCTCGACGTGAACCTGCGTGTGCGTGTTGACCGGGCAGACACAGGCGACGATGACGCTCCGGGATGGCAGACGGCTTCGCCCGTAATCGACATGATGCTGGAGCCTGCAGGGGTGAAAGACCGGCAGGCTGGTGTCATGGCTGACTACTCGCATCCAGTAACGCAGGTGGCCTTCTGCAATGCGAACGCTGCTTTGCGCGTGGGGTGCAAGCTCGTCGAGTATGCGCGGAAGCGTGAACGTGGGGATTTCGTGCGCATCCCGAACGAAGAACGGCAGACATACTTCGTGCTTGCGATTGAGCGTGTGCCTGGTGTGCCTGCGCCGTTTGGGCAAGTGAAGTTGGACCTCTGGCAGATGTCTGAAACGAGGATCGTTACCAGTGTCGAATGACTTTAGCATCCGGGTCATTGACAGGGCGACGCGCGAGATGGCCGGGCTGTCCGCGACAGCACGCAGGGCGGTCATGGGCGGCGTGCTCGAAGCTGCCTATGTGGTGCAACGCGCGGCCAAGCTGAACGTAGAGCGCAACTTCACTGCGAACAAGGTCTTTGGGGCCGGGCTCAAAGCAGGCGGCACGACGCTGCAACGCAGCATCATCGTCTTGCGGAGGGACGCGCAGTTGGCCGCGGAGATCGGGCCGACTGTCATCTATGGGCGCATCCGCGAGCTGGGCGGCACCATTCGTCCGGTGCATAAGAAGTTCCTGTCTTGGTGGGAAGTCGGCCCTCCGAAGGGCATCTACTCAGACGTAGCGACCCGGCGGACGCGCTTCAGTATGCGCTCAAAGAAGAGCATCGAAGCGAACCTCGGATGGGCTGCTCACAGGGTCTTCGCGAAGAAAGTCACGCAGAAGGGCAAGCCGTACCTGCAACCGGCACTCGACGACAACCACGCGCGGATCACCGGCGCGATGGGCGGTGTGGTGCAGAAGTGGATCGCCCAGGGAGGCGCGGGATAGGTGGCCTACAAGAACCCCAAGGACATTCTCGACGCATTCATGGTCGCCCTGCGGGCCGACACAGGCACGGTATTGGGGGCCTGCACCAAGCGCAAGGGGCAGCAACATACGGTGCGGCTCGCAACAGGCGAGGTGGGCGCTGTCATCGTCACGTTGGACAGGCTGGCGGGCGGCGAGCAGTCTGCAGGCAGCGGTAACCACTGGTGGCACAACTGGACTTTCGCGGTAGACCTGGCTGTGCCTGACGACGAGACGAACCCGGAGGCAGCAGAAGACCTGCGACTGGACCTTCTGTCGGATTTCATGGAGTTTATGCAGGCGAACCGCTGCATGTTCGCCGCTATGACGGGGCACGTGACGGAAGCCAAGTGCGTGCTGATGTCGCTATCGTCAGAAGACCAGCAGGTCTGGCGAGGTGTCGAATTGCAGGTCAACTACAAGTCCCTGAGGTCTTAGCCTCCGGGCCGAAGGAGTGGAATGATCCATGCCACAGGAAGAGACTAGTGGGCTGTTTCAGTATCTCAAGTGGGGAACGGCTGCAGCGGACAAGGGCTTCGACGTGTTGACCGGCGGCGACCTGACGAACGACCCTGATTTCCGTCGGCGCATCGGCGTGGGCGGCAACGAGATTCGGCGTGGTGGGCTGCTCAAGATCGGCGGTAGCGCGCAGTTCGAGATCGGCCCGACCAACGCGGCCCTGGTGGGGCACGGTTTCCGCGCGGCGTACCCGCGCGGCGCGCTGACTGCGCTGAAGCTAGAGGGCGGCGCTGACAGTTGGGGGATAGCCTACCCGGCGGCGTATATCACGGGCGGCAGTATCACCTACGCCCAGGGTACTGGCTTGGCTGCGACCGTGCAGTGGGGCGGGTTGACAATGCCCACGCGGACGACAGGCAGCACCATGATACCGGCTGTCGCTGGCGGCTTCGAGGACTACCAGTGCGTCATCAAGATCGGCGGTGCGGAGTATTCCGTGCAGGCGTTCACGATCAACTGGAACAACAACGTGACATTCCACGGATCGGGCAATGCTGGCGCGGCAGGCAGCCTGCGGGCGCCGAAGTTCAAGCTGGTCGGCGTTGAGGAACTGACCGTTGACGTGACCACAGCAAAGCCGATTTCAGACGCCATTGATTCTGTGTTGTATGACTGTCTCGCGACGGACCTCGCGCTGACGTTGGCCGCCGAGGGGTGCAAGGGTGACACACTGGCAATCGCGCTGTCGAACATGATGATGAGCGGGCCTGAATCGATGGACCTGGTTGACTCGAGCACGCTTGTCCCGTGGAAGTACAATTTCGCGGGCAGCGCGCAGGCGGGCAGCCTCAGTTGGACGTACACACCAGCGTCGTAACACTCGGGAGGAAATGCCGTGTTGACAGACCTGCAGAAGATGGGC